AGGATGTTGGCCGGAGCTGCGGCACCTTGGGTGGCGTCAAGGATCGAACCAGTCGATCCTGTGATTCCGACGGGCGCACTCAACGCGACCGTCCCTGTTACGTTCTGGATGCCAGTGGTGGTGGTGCTTATGGCCCGGACATCCGTTCCATCCCAGCCCATTGCTACGGTGCCAGTAGGTGTGGCGGCGGCTGCCCCTGCGACATACTGAGTCCCGGAGGTGGCGCCACCAGTGACGTTTACATTGAGGGCGCCGCTCGTGCTGGTTAAGGCGTTGCCTGAACCATCCTGGTTTTTGACCGTGCCAGTGATTGTGGGAGAACCGCTGATAGTGACGCTGGGAGTGCCACTGACTGTGACGCTGGGCGTATTGATGATGTTGGCGTTGAGGTGGCCGGTCGTGTCTACTGACAGTGCCTCGATGCCATTGTTGGAGGAGCATAACCCCATGGCAACCGTGCCGGTGGGGGTGGTTGATACACCATTTTGGATATATTGCGTGCCACCGCCGAAGCTGGTGATTTGGTTTCCGTTGGCATCCACAATCGCAACAGCCGCAGCCTTTGAGTTCGTGAGGGAGAGGCCTGTTTGCCCCACCAAGTTACCCGCGATATTGATACCCGTGTAACTTGCGGCGGCGGGCACGACTGCAGCCGTGGCAGCGGCAGCGGCGTTGGAGCTGACGCCACCCGCAGCAATGTTGACCAGCAGGTTGCCACTCGTGTCAGAAAGCAAGTCTGTTAGATTCCCGGTCGAACCTTTGGTGCCAACCAGGGTAGCCGAGGTTGGGACCGCTGATCCAGTGCTGCCGACGGACGGGTTGGTCATCGTCCAGGTGCCACTCTGGCTGGCAGCAACCGGGACAGTTCCTACGATCGTGGTTGAAGTATTCAGCACTCCGGTTGTTGAGACATTAAGTGGCAAAAATTGCGCGGTGCCGAAGGCCTGCCCCATCATCAACGTGCCCTTCGAGACAATAGGGGCCGCGACAGCAAAGAGATCATATCCTTGGTTCGTGACTGACCCATAGGTGATCGCGTTAAAACTCGAACCCGTGATGCCCCAATACGCTGAGTCCACAAATTGCGATTGGGCATAAGCCGGGACGATGGGCTGGAGGTTACCACTCGTCTGGGTGACCAACAGTGTAACTGGGAAGTTGCCCACAGCCGATGCCAACGGTGTGAGTGAGCTGCCCGAAGAGCCCGTGGTGTGGCCACAAGACAAGGTACCGATGCTTACGTTTTGGAGTTCGTGGGCAAAGATGGACAGGCTCGTCGGGCAGATGGCGGAGCAGACAGCTATGAAACCCAGGTTGTTTTCAGAGTCGAGCTGAGTCACGGGCACGGTGAACAGGATGACGGCTTCACCAAACTTGGTTGTCGTGCAGTCGTAGAGTGCTGCGGGCGCGTACGAGATATTGTTCGAGTCGACGAGGCTCATGCCAGAAAGTTTTGCCGTAGTCAGGGAGGTGCCGTTGGGCCCGAACGCCACCAGCGCAACCACCAGCGTGTCACCGATGACGGGGGACTTGGGCAGCACGTAAACGGGGCTCGCCATCCACTGGTTGCCATCCGCCACGGCTGTAAACGTCGTCGAGCCCGACTGGTAGAGTACGCCGGAGGGCATTGCCCCATCCGTGTATTGGGTTGGGGTCGGGAGCGTCACTGCGGCGCCACTCGCATCGATCAATTCCGTTTTGCTGAAGCTCGTCTCATCGCCGAGAGCCGTGGTGAGTGCGTACTCCACGTTGATGGTTCCGGAGAATCCAGCGATCGTGTGAATGCGGACGTACGGGAAGCCCGCCAGGTTGTAGCGGGCAGAGATCATCGAGAAGTTGGTGGACAGGTACTGGGTGATCTGCTGCGGATTCGACGACAGGAGGGTGCCCGTCAGCGGCGTCCAGTTGATGCTGTCGATCGATCCTTCAACCTGGAATTCACCACCGAATGAAATCGTGCCGCTTGGGACAAAGTTGAGAACCAACGTGGACCACGTAAACACGCCCGAGAGGATGGTCAGTGCGCCACCAGCGGTTGTCGGGACTGCACCACTGGAGATTGTCCCGGTCTGGTTGTTGTACACGGCGCCGACGTTTACGGTTAGCGTTTGGTCGGAGGAAAAAGCAACGGGGAGAGACTGGCTCATGGTCTTCTGGCCGAGGCTCAACGGGAAACCACCAACCTCCGTGATGTTGGCATTGGCCGCACCAGTACTGTCCACGGCCAAGGTGTTGGTTCCGTTCCATAGCTTGACCGCAGAGTCGTTGGATACCGTGACGCGGGGAATGCCAGCTCCGGAGACGCCGGTGCCAGTCGATGGGGCTGTGCCTCCGATGGTCTTGATGTTGTTGTCCAACGCGCCCGACGTAGAGGTGAGAGCGTTCCCAGAGCCATCCTGGTTGCGATGCGTCCAGGTTCCACCTTGCACAGCAGTGGCGTTGAGGTTCGCTGCTGTCGGCTGAGCTGCCGTGACATTCAAGTTGGCTGCTGTTGGCTGCGTGGCAGTTACAGTCCATGTGCCCGACTCCGTGACGGCGACCGTACCGGCTACTCCAGACACAGCGACCGTACCGCTGACCGGCTGTGTCGTTGTGCCCGTTGGATCGGTCTTCACAGGATGGGTGGGCGTGCCCAGGATGTTTGTGCCGTCTGTGAGTTCAACCGGCCATGCCGTAGCATTGGTTCCCGGAGTTCCCTGATTGATCGTTTCAAAAACGCTCATGATGTAGCTCCTACTTATGAGTCTGAAAGTTCGTTCGTTAGATCAGGTCCCAACCGTTGACGCCATTGCTGACGAACGTGCAAGACGAGAATTGATATTGGATGGTGAGACTCGCACCGTTCCGGATTGTGTCGCCGCCACTGCCGACGATGGTGATGGTGTTAGCGTCCGAGGAAATTTTGCAGACGACAATCTGACCATTGACGTTTGAAGCCGCCAGAGGGAAGGTTGCAGTCAAGTTACCGCTTGTCGTAGTGACTAAATCGCAATCTCCCGCGTTGGGACTCCAGTTGGCTGATATGTTTTTAACCGTGAGGCTGCTTCCGCCACCCACGCCAGGCACCGATGTGATGGGTGTCCACACCGGAGCGCCCGTGCTGCCCGTGTTGTTGACAAGTACATAACCCGGCGGAACATTGTTGATGCCTGAAGAACCTTGCAATACGTTCACGGTGCTGTCGATCGCGGATACCGTGTTGCCTGGGGTGCCAGTCATCAGCAATCCAGAGGAGGCAGAGACAGCGCCGCTGTTGGTCGATTTGAGAGTGAATGAGACAGCCGCCAGGTTTGATAATGGCTGCGGGTTGTTGCCGAAGTTGTTGACCGCCTGAAACTTCAGATAAATCGTTTTGCCTTGCCACAGCGGGTCATAGGTGTATTTGAAGATGGAACCATCGAGGCGCATGAACAACGAGCCGATCGCATGGGAGCCGATCGTGGTGCCAAGCTGTCCACGACGAATGTAACTGCCCATCGTATATGTGTTTTGACCGGTGACCGTGGCAGCCGAGTAGCTGACGACCTCACCATCGACGTAGCAAATCATGGAGTCGCTGTCAGCAGCCGCCGTGGTGCCCGAGGCGAGAGGGCCACTGTTTTCGCATAGCTGGACTACCAGCGAACTCGTGGTGTCGGGGTCGGCGGTCACAGGGAAGGCAGCGGCCAGTTCGCCAATCACACTCGGTGTGGTCAGTTGCGCGATTTGCGAATACTTGGTTCCATCCTGCGAGACATACACGTTGGTTGATCCGTAGTTTTCGCCGGTGCCACAGGCTCCGATCCATAGCTGGTTCCCCTGGTATCCAGTCAGGCGTCCAGCGGCCTCAAAGAGTACGACCTCCGATGTACCCGGCGACGCATAAGCATTGGAGACTACCTCGCCAGCCGACTGGCCCTTGTTATAAAGCGTTGCGCAACCAGCACCAAACGGATAATCCTCCGCCTCGATCTTCAGGCCCTCGATTGGATCATCGACGATCTTGGTGATGCGGACCGGGAGGTTGGTGACTCCGAGGTTGGTGTTGGAGATGCCCTGGGCCCACACGCTGGACGTGGTGAGCGTCACTAAGTCCATCGGCTCCAAGTAGGAATAGATGAAGGGCAGCGTGAACTCATACGTGTTGCGGACATAGGTGCCATGCTTCAAGCGCATGTTTGCAGCAAACGTAGCAGCCAGAAGTGTATGAACAAAGCCCCAGTCTTGCGGGTCTTCGATGCGCGAGCCGTAGCGATTGATCAGACTTTGGTCGCTCTCCTCAGTGATTTCTTTGGCGTATTGATTGGCGCGATTGTCCCACTGCACCTGCACGCAATTGAAAGCATCCTGCCAGGCGGAACGCTTGATGCTGACTGGATCGGCGCCCTCCTTGGCCACGAAGCAGGTATCATCCAACGCAGCCACATAAGTAGTGGGCGCAGTCCATGTGCAACCATTGGCCGCCGTGGTTGTGTCGCCGTAAGGTACGAGCTTGAGCAGGCCCTCGCTCACGAAGGATGCGCACATGCCAGCCTCAAGCCACTTGCTCATGGTGGAGTCGGCGGTGTCTTGCGAGTCTAACGACGGGCTGATGAAGAAGTTGTTTGCAGCAAACCAATTCCAGGCCGTGGCTCCAACACTCTGCACGCTTGCCGTGCCAGGTGCGCCCCATGTACCGCCGGGGCCGTTGTCGATGAAGGCTGCCGGGAAAGGGATAGCCCCAACACCGAGTCCCTGCGCCGTATCCGTGAGCACGCGGGTCATGCATTGAACTGGATTGCAATCCAGGATTGCCGCGCCGTTGGCATAGACGCCGCCATAGATGTCCGGTGTAATCACCTCGAAACTGTTTTCCTGCACCTCCCCACCCGACCCCAAATCCATCGGCTCGTAGAGCACAGTGGCAATCCCACTGTAGCCGAGGGCCGCACCAGGGTAGCTGCCGGACAGAAAGCTGTAAGGAGACTGCCCTATGTTGCCTGTAGCCAGCGTGAAATCCAGCATCGTGGATTCGCTCTGTCCTACAGCGCCGGGGTTGTTAATTTGGAAGGTGAGGGTGACTTCGGCGCCGACGTCACCTGATGCAAACTTGTACGTAGCCGGTGCCGAGCCGGTTTGTGCATAAGTCCCAATGGCGGTCGGAGTTCCACTCACCTTGCTGAGAGCGGTACCCGAGTTGGCTCCAGTGCCCGCATACACCACGCCGAGATCGGCGTTGAAGGCGAAGTTGCCTCCGACCATAATGGCCTTACCCGCCGGTACGATGTCGGTCTCTTGGTTGTTGATGGTCGTCAGCAGATAACTGTAAGCCATTTGGACTGTCTTGCCAACGTCGGCGGAGGAGTAGTTGTACGCGCCCGTAGAGGGGTTGACGCTGTAGGTGCCCGTGGTCAGCGTTGTGCCGTAGCTGACCTTCTTGAAGGGCACCGAGGTGGTGTTGCTGACGGTCGTTGAGCCTGGCGAGGAGTAATCATTGTAGTTGGCGGAGTAGGTGCTGGTGGGTGTGACCCCATAATCGTTGGTTAGCGCACTGGCGTTGGTGGGTGTGTACGTGTAAGACGGAGATGCGATAGTGTAACTCTCATACGCCTTTGGTGAACCCAGCCACGACTGACCCGACCACACATCGCCGATGCCAGAGATGGGACCAGCGGAAAGACCGGCGATCAGGTTGACGGAATAAATGTCGCTAGAGCTGCCTTTGCCTCCTCCTTTGCCGCCGCTGCTTACTGCCTGCGAACTGAACCCGTCTTCCCAGAGGATTTGCTGGTTGGTTTTTATGCAGCCCATTATCCAGGTGACAGGCTTGCCGAGTTCGGAGCTGTTGACCTTTACCCCGAATAGTTTGTCGGGCGTGTTGCTACCGCCCCCGCCAAATACGTTGCTCATGAGGAGGCCTCACAATACTGATCTTGAAGAGTGAAAAACACTTTCTCCGACTTGAGAAACCTCAGCCGTGACTGAGCGTTCCCCGCACGAACCGAGGTGTTGAATGCATGAATAAAGTAGTCAGGCCACGACTGGATTATCGCGCCGTGGCAGAACGACTTTGAACCGATGAGACGCCATACGACGATGTCTCCTGGCTGGACTTCCGATTCTGGTATCTCGCGGAAGAAGCGAAGCACCAGGTCGACGTACTCCGTGGAGGCGCGGTGCTGGCCGAGGAAGAGTGGGTAGTCCTTGGGTAAGTCGATGTCCTCGGGGATGTGTCCAGCCTCCTGGTATACCGCTGCAAGCAGCATCCCGCAATCAACCCCCGCGCCTTTGACTTTGCTCCACCCGCGATACGGGGTATTGAGCCAGCTATCTGCAATGGCAACTACTGCTTCGCGTTGTGTTTGAGTCAACATGATCAGACCGCATTCTGTGGTGGCGGAACGAAAGGCATCCCGCCGAATTTGATTTTGTTGCTGAACTTCTGGCCGCAGGTGGTGATCGACTTGTCGCACCCCGATATGACGCTGAAGGTATCGCCGACAGCGGGCGTGAATAGCCAGGGATACATCACTTGCAACTGTCCACTCGCGTGCAGCTTGACGCACTGACTTAGACCAATGTTGGCACCGCTGAGGCACTTCACAACACCCTGAGTGAAGTACCCGGCGGCCTGTGTGAACGCCGTAGCGGGAATCAGTGTCCAACCTGTCGTACCCGTCGCTGCAGTGAAGTTGGTGGTGTAAGTCGCGGCTGTGAGGCCACAGTTGACATCGCAGAATCCCCATGGGCAATTGGATTGGATGATGCGCGTGGGCACCTTGACATTGAGCAGGTAGCAGTAATCAGCGCATTGGAACTTGACGCTGGTGCGAGCGATGCTCTGGATGTCAGTGATTTGACCCCAGAACTTGGTCTCCACCCCAGCGCTCACATTGCCGTATTGGCCCAGCGGGAAATAGACAGTCTGCACCATAATCCCGCAAGCATCGAAGAGACCGTTGAGAGCCGCGTTGAGAATCCCTGTCGGTGCTCCCGGAAAGGTCGTGCCAAGTTGCGGGATGCACGTTAAATCCATTGTGTTGGAGTGACAATCAAAGGAGGCATCCGATGTTATGGCACCACGCGACCATTGGCCCCACAGCGAGGCGGAGTAAGTCGCGGTCGGGTTTGTCCAGCCCGGTGTCCCGGCGGGGATGGTAATGTCGAACTGGCCATCGGTCGCAAGCAGAAACTGACCGTTGGGCAAGTAGATGGTAAAAATGTCGGCGCGAACACAGTTGGGATTCGCAGCGAGCCAGGAGATGAGTGAGGATGGCATGAGGCGTTTCATTTATACGCCTCCGGGAGCAGCGATGATGCCGTAGGTGGAAGTCGGCAGGAATTCGCTAGAAAATTTGACCCCTTGAATCATCCAGTGATCGATGCCGTTGTTGATCGTAAAGTTACGGGTTGCGTCGATGGTGTCTTCCGCGAACCTGCAGGCATACATAAAATTCCCGGTCCAAGTGAGGACCGCACCACTTGCAGGAGCAGTGGCGAATGTCACCACCCCGGTGGTGGTAATTGATGCTGGAGCGGTGAGGGTGCCACCTACATATATGGATGGCGTCCCGTTGACGTTTTGAATGATGTCTGGGTAGCCATAGATGTTGCGGCTAAGCTGGAACGACTTGCTGGTCCCGTCACCCTTGCCGAACTGTGCACCAGTCACGGAGTTAT